CGAGCATGACCTCAATCAGCTGGGTAATCTGCTGCATGGAGAGGAGCAATTTGTCTCAGCCGATGCCGGCTACCAAGGGGCGCCACAGCGCGAGGAGCTGGCCGAGGTGGATGTGGACTGGCTGATCGCCTAGCGTCCCGGCAAGGTAAAAACCTTGAAGTAGAATCCGCGCAAGAACAAAACGGCCATCAACATCGAATACATGAAAGCCAGCATCCGGGCCAGGGTGGAGCACCCATTTCGCATCATCAAGCGACAGTTCGGCTTCGTGAAAGCCAGATACAAGGGGTTGCTGAAAAACGATAACCAACTGGCGATGTTATTCACGCTGGCCAACCTGTTTCGGGCGGACCAAATGATACGTCAGTGGGAGAGATCTCACTAAAAACTGGGGATAACGCCTTAAATGGCGAAGAAACGGTCTAAATAGGCTGATTCAAGGCATTTACGGGAGAAAAAATCGGCTCAAACATGAAGAAATGAAATGACTGAGTCAGCCGAGAAGAATTTCCCCACTTATTCGCACCTTCCCTAGAGTTCCTCAAGGAATACTCACCGGAAAGAATAATATTCTATAACCTACGAAGGTTATTTGTTACTTTCTGCGTAAACCTACAACTAACCTTCCTAAGTTAAGGAAGGTATTTATCATGAAGTGTAGACATAAGCGTATTATTACATGGGCTTAACCACAACCTTTCCGTATATATCAAGTTTTGAATATAATACGTTGACGTGAGACAATTCTTTATTCGAACTAACTTTATCTAAAATTATATTTTTATCTTTTTCAGTCATGTTATACCCTAAGGTAATTTGCTTGAATGCAGAAAAAGGAATTTTCTTTAAGTTAATTTCATGATAGTCATGAAAAACATCAGGATACTCATTTAATAGGCAATCATCAATCGATGGAGAGACAATACTTCCTATCTTTCTCTCGCAATCAGCTAAAGGAAAAATAATTCTACTTTCATTTTCAGGAAGCCACTCTTCACCTTTTGTATAAAGGAGCCTATTAATAAAAAGCTCGCGAACTGAATCTCGATTTAAGATCCCATGCAATGTATTATCTTTATTCTTTATATCTATATTCCTCGATGGCGCAGGATAGCCATTAAATCGCACAGCGCCTTTATAATAGGTTACAGATGCTCTATCTTCTGGATTATAACTAACATCACACGGCCTATATATTTTGAAAAAATCGTGTGTTTCATCGAAAACTACAGCAAACCCCTTTCCTATCGATGCATAATGAGTCCACATGTGTAGATTGCAATCACTTTTTGATAGAGAGAATACACCAAGATGACAGCTTACGGCTTCTACTAAATAATCGTTAAGGTACGTTACTATTTCTTGGAGTTTAGATTCATCATATGAATCCATTGAGGTAAAACCTTCATTGATTAACAAGTGTGGAAAATCCTCTCCGTATCGTTTCCCGCAAGGTTTTAAATAATACTCTAACTCTTGTATAGATGGGACATAAGATGGATCTCGTTGCATTTTCTTAAATTCATTTCTAGCCCATGCGTAATCGGCTGGTGAAAATTTATTAAAAAATGGAAGAAGTCGCGACTCACTCGACGGATCATTAAGATACTTTGGTTGCGTTGCTCTAAAGAAACCATCCTCCAGACAAGATGTTCTAATGTGCATGCCCGGCCAAGGTTTTTCCATATAACTCTCGCCTATATATTTAACTAACACTGTATATCGATCCTGTTGTTTAAGCCCATATCATATGGGCTTTAAATGATTATTAATCAGCGTTCAGAAGCAATGCGTTATCTATGATGATCTGCTCCCATTCTTCGAATGCCCGGTCGCGGACGCCCTGGGGAACACTGTTAGTTTTGAAATCGACGACCGTCCGCCATTTTCCGTCAGGACGGTACATGCGCAGAGCTTTACTTCCCCCTTCCCTGCGCACCTCAACGTTATGCTTATCAGCAAACTCTTGCAATGCTCGTAGCGTCCCATGCTTTACTGTGTAGTATCGCTTCTTCAAGTTTTCTCTCCAGCCTGTGCCAAGGCTTCAACTTCCAAATCGTAAGACTCAAACTCATAGTCCTGGTCGTCAACCTCTTCAGGCACTGGCAGTAAATGCCAGGCTGAGTATATCTGACCATTATCAAAACGCTCCTGGCTGTAGAGCGTCGCGGCTATGAGCGTCAGCGCCGGACGGTCATAACGGTAAATTTTGCGAACGTCACGGTCAACGAGACGACCGAAATTACCATAACCGCGCTCCAGTAATAATTTTTTAATTTCCGGCCAGTATGGACCATAGCTGCGGTACAGGCGGGGATTTTTCAGTAATCGCCCGCGTAGCCCTGACAGGAAGAAATCAACGTATTCGTCTTCTGTCTTTCCTAACAACGCCGTACGCAGCACCGCCTCAAGATATGTTTTATTCGGTTTTATTGTATCAGATAATGTGGCCATATTATGCGACGCCCGGCGAACCGGGCGCTCCTGTTATGCGTATTGTTGGATGACGGCCAGAACGTCCGCCACGTTGTGTTTTGTCTCGATAATCCACCAGTTACCTGGGAAGTCGCTGTTCTTCGCCTTCGCTGGCAACCAGCGAGCGCCGAATTTCGCCTTGATTGCGTCTTTCGCACGGAAAAGAACCCCTTTCATGCCGGAGGCTTCCTGAAGCCCAAATACCTCGCCAGCGGCGAATTTTGGTGCGTACATCATCTTCAGGTCGGCGGTGGATACGCGATAATTCAGCCCAAGAGACTGAGCTATGCTGGTGGCATCACCCTGTATTGATGATAACTCTTCTTGTTTCTCGTTTCTGGCGGCAATTTCTTCCTCCGTGATGTTGCCTAGGGCCAGGTTTATCCGATCAGCGTCGGCCTGTTTCTCTTCATCGGTGCGCCCGGCAAGAACCGTGTTAATTCTCTGCAATATCTCAACATGATTCTTGCGCATGCTGAGTAATTCCGGCGTAACCTCGTTAAGGTCCACCAGCCCAAGGATGGCAAGGTCAGTAAACATTGATACCAGGTTGTAGGTCATGCGATAGCTGAGTTGGCCATAGGCTGATGGCAACTGCACCGCATCCATTTGATAGGCATCCATAAATTTAGAGCCGTCGTTTACGACATCCGCAATTGCAGGTGTGATTTTCCCTGTGGTGGCGGCCTCCCTGATTGCTGTTACCCACGATTGAGTCAGTGCGGCGACTGCATGATTCAGATTGGCTTCCCGTTCTGCTGCGATGCGCGCGCTTGCTGCGTCCATTGCCTGCTTGATCTCGGCTTTATTGCTGTAAATGCCAATGGTGCCAAACTGTGCTGTGGTGATCTCATAATCTGACGCCCGGAACTCATTGGTACCGAAAATGGCATTGGTGACTTCAAGTTCAGAATCCCCGTTACGAGTAGCCCCCTGGCTTGTTTTTTCCGGCATTCTGGCGATCGCATCCGCTATTTTCTCCTGAATTGCTTCAGGGGATAGCGTATCTCCGTATGACGCGATTACATCGCCATAATTGGAGCCAAACAGTTCAACCAGGAATGTTTCTGCCGAACGGATCTGGCGGTTATTCCCTTCCGACATCATACCAAGCACCCATTTTGCAATTGACGACTTCAGCGCGCCGTCACGGCGATCCGGGTAAACCGCATGCTTCAGTGGGTCCGTATAGGTACCAACAAAATCAATGCTATAGCCTGACTCTGTAGTCTGAACGCCGTATGAGTCAGTGATTTTGATCATGCCGCGCTGCTGGAAACGGTAGAAATCGTCACAGGAAATGATGTCGTTAATCCCGGCGATGGAGACGCCACCACTGATTTTCTGCATAACAGCATCTTCATCGGGAGTTACATCAACCTGTTTATCCAGCGTCTTCACATCCCAGTTAACTGGATATACCCTTCACCGTCCTCAATGAATTGCTTCATTGATGCACCATTACTGAGCGTCACTTCCCCGTTCATATGCATACGATTTTTGATACTTGCAAGGCGATCCGTCATCGCGCGAGAGTGTCCACCAGTCATCCCCGCAGGAGCAATGGTTTCGCGCCCACCAGTGCGATTGAGCTGATCAATCTCCGTCTGCAAACGCTCATTCTCTTCATAAAGAGAATCCGCTTCCGATGCAACAGCGTTAATTTTCTGCTCCAGATCTACCTTCTGCCCTTCTACCGCTGCCACCTGATCCGCGAGGTCGCTCATGGCATCCTCTTTCTGGTCACTGTCAGCCTGTAGTTGGGTTATTTCATCAACCAGGGCTTTTTTCTTCTTCTGCGCACGCTGGAATTTTGCCGAGTTTTTCTCTGCAAGGTTGGCAAGTTTCATGGTGACCTGCGCCAGCGTCATATCACGTCCACTCATCGGAGCAACGGTGTGAGTAACGTCTTTTTTATTCAGTAAGAACTGGAAAGCAACCAGCGTATCGCTATTGGTGATCCGGTTTTCCGCTGTCGGGCTATGAAACAGAATGCTGATAGTCTGACCATCACTGAGCGGAATAATGGCTGGCAGGACCGGCAGCCCGTTAACGTTCCGTGCCCGGCCAATTTCAGCACCGCCGATCGCGCGCGCGCCGCTCTGGGCCACATCCCCCGTTTTATCACTCCCCGCAGAGATTCCGGTGCCATTCAGCTTCTGGTTCAATGCCCGGACAAATGCCTGCATGGTCCGGTGTAACTGCAAACGAGTAGAACTAATCGCCTCCAGTAAATCCGTAGCACACCAGTGGATCGGCGTGTCATAGAAGAACGTAGCCTCGATTTCCTCCAGGGTGTTGGATTCCGTCATCAGATAGCGGTCCTCACCGGCCATTAATGCGCGATATTCATCATCAGTCACTGGCGGGGGAAGCACGTCAAGCCCAGGCTTGATCGTCACCCCTTTATTGATATTGAACTGTTCCATGTTAATTTCCTGCTTTCAGTTGCTTAAGACGACGTTTGAGTTCGCCATTCCGTGCCTTTTCGTTATTGAGTCGGCCCGTCTCCTTATCCAGCTTCGCCCGCAAATCAGTGATCTGCTGTTGATTGAAAGACACCGAATTCTGCGCGGACTTATAAGCGGCAACCACCTGAGCATTCCGCTGTTTTGCTTCTTGCAGGCGCTGAAAGTTGGATTTAACTGCCGGTTTCTTGTCTACCGGATTGGCTACACGCTTCGCTTTGGCGATCAGTGATTTCTGGAATTTTGCGGAGTTTTTGCGGGCCGCCTGTCCCATGACGGTACCAAGCGTCTTGATATCCGGCGACTGAGCGTTAGGAATAGCTTTTCCATTCAGTTTCACAGACGATATATCGCCAGTATCGTTTACCTGTATGGCAAGGATTTGTCCGTCGTTAAGAACCAGCTTTGCGGTTTTAACTTTAACGCCATCTTTCGTTGTTGCGCGGTTGCTGGAGTCAACCTCAATTACCGTAACCCCGGTTTTATTGATCGCCGCGATAAGGGATTTCAGCCCCTTTTCATTAACCTGGTCAAAATCGACCGTTGCATACTTATTTTTCGTCATCTGACACATCCTGTGCGAGATTTATTACGTAACTTCTGCGGATTTGCTGAGTAACAGGGAAAATCCGATACAACGGGTTAATGAACGAGTCGCCATGCGTAACCATGACGTTGAAATGCCACAGTCGCTCTCCTTTACCCATATATTCAGTGGGTATGTACAACCATTCACTGTTTTCGCCCTGTTCAGCCGACGTCAAACAACGTTGTTCGCCTTCAATCACTGTCGTCGGCTTCTGAACATCGCGGATCCAATATCTGACTGTTGCGCCGCGCAAAAACGGGAATTTAGACCGGTATTTGAACGGCACCCGGATGAAACCCGGTTTAATTTCCACATCACCAAGTTCTAAATGCGTGATGTCCTTGCGTTTTAGCAAATAGCGATCGGCTAAGGCTAACGCAAGAACGCATACACCCCAGCCAATCATTTCCCGCCTCCCTTTTTCACCAAACTTGTAAGAACATTCAGAATGCTATCGATATTCACTCGTTTCATCCCTGAAATCACCTCATGACCGTTATTGCTGGCTATCGTTACCATTAAGTACGTAATTGATAACTCCCAGCCCTCGTGTTGCCCCAATAGGTACGCCACCGCGCCAGCTGTCACTGCAACAAAGATCTCCGTAACCAATCCCAACAAATTGCCAGACTGGCGACCGTCTCGGACATCCATCAGGAACGTGCCTATCCCACCAATTACTGAAAGCAGGAGCGCAATAGCAACTGGAGCTAATTCCTGTGTGTCAAGCACAAGTTCCCTCCTACGTTGTCAGGAGGTAATGGTATGCAAAGTAACTTCTCAACCGGTCATTTGTTGCTTAAGAGGCATTGCTACTGAGGTACGAATCGATAATCCTTTGTAACTTTTCAAGAATGAGCCTGTTATTGATGCTGCAAATAATAGTCACGCAATTCTGAAGACTTTCATCCATACCCTTATATTCCGCGAAATACATGCCTATAAAGCCTGCAAGTACGGCAGCAATACACTCGGCCATCAATTGCCTGCATGACGCTTCGTAACGTTTTTCACGAACCCCATTCAGAAACGAATGCACGCCTCCAAGGATGGTTATAAAAAATATGGTTAAATCAAACATTAAAGTAACCCCGCTTTTCAATAAAACATCATTGGGGCACGGTATGCACTTTGTGATTTCCACACACACTGGTTTCTGTTAATTAAAATCCGCAGCTTGCTATGAATAACTATGGTGAGCAGAAAATATGCTAATTGGCTATGTACGCGTATCAACAAATGAACAAAACACTGCTTTACAACGAAATGCCCTTGAAAGCGCAGGATGTAAGCTAATTTTTGAGGACAAGGCGAGCGGCAAAAAGGCTGAACGCCCTGGGTTAAAAAAGGTTCTCCGTATGCTTTCCAGAGGTGACACCCTAGTCGTATGGAAGTTAGATCGTCTTGGGCGCAGCATGCGTCACTTAGTTGTGCTGGTGGAAGAGCTGCGTGACAGAGGCATTAACTTCCGGAGTCTCACTGACTCCATCGACACCAGTACACCAATGGGGCGCTTTTTCTTTCACGTAATGGGGGCGCTGGCAGAAATGGAACGTGAGCTTATCGTTGAACGTACACGCGCTGGACTTGATGCAGCTCGCGCAGAAGGTCGTATAGGTGGGCGTCGGCCTAAATACCAAGAAGAAACATGGCAGCAAATGCGGCGATTGCTCGAGAAGGGCATCCCCCGTAAGCAGGTTGCAATCATCTATGATGTGGCTGTTTCCACGCTTTATAAGAAGTTTCCGGCGTCATCATTTCAATCCTAAACCTTGGTTTAAGAGAACTTGGCACAAGCGGTGAAAAGATCCCCCTGTTGAGCACGGCTAACACATGGAGTGCACGCCAGACTTTCAACGGTGGGATCACCGGGGCGCTGGCGGGGAACGCCGACACCGCGACGAAATTAAAAACAGCCAGAAACATTAATGGCGTCAGGTTCGATGGTTCGGCTGACATTAATATCAATACTCTGGTATCTCGCGGTCGCGTAACGGCCCTGGAGGCGAATGCACAGGGAACATCCGGGATTCAGCTGTATGAGGCATACAACAATGGCTACCCTTCCCCCTATGGCAATGTGCTTCACCTTAAAGGTGCCACCGCTGCTGGCGAAGGTGAGTTATTCATTGGCTGGAGTGGCACGAGCGGTGCCCATGCGCCCGTACATATCCGTTCGCGGCGGGATACTGATTCTGCCAACTGGTCTGAATGGGCGCAGGTCTATACGTCAAAAGATTCAATTCCCGGCGTCAATGCCAAAGGGAATCAGGACACCTCTGGTAATGCGGCTACAGCGACCAAGTTGCAGACAGCATGTGCTATCAATGGCGTCTCGTTTGATGGTTCTAAAGATATTGAACTTAACCCACGGTCTATAGGCACAATCAACTCCACAACAATGTCTTTTAGTGGTGGTGCAGGATGGTTCAAGCTGGCAACTGTAACCATGCCGCAGGCAAGTTCTGTTGTTTCAATTACGTTGATTGGTGGCGCGGGATTTAACGTGGGGTCACCTCAACAGGCAGGTATATCTGAACTTGTTTTGCGTGCAGGTAACGGTAATCCGAAGGGGATTACTGGAGCTTTATGGCAGCGCACATCGGCAGGGTTTACAAATTTTGCGTGGGTCAATACTTCTGGTGACACTTACGATATTTACGTTGCTATTGGAAATTATGCGACTGGTGTAAATATTCAATGGGATTATACCAGTAATGCCAGCGTAACGATTCATACTTCACCAGCATATTCTGCTAATAAGCCGGAAGGATTAACGGACGGTTCTGTTTATTCGCTGTATATTTCGCCGCATGAACTTTATCCGGTTGGCGCACCGATCCCTTGGCCATCAGATACCGTTCCGTCTGGTTATGCCCTGATGCAGGGGCAGACTTTTGACAAATCTGCATACCCGAAACTTGCAGCCGCTTATCCGTCAGGTGTGATCCCTGATATGCGTAGCTGGACGATTAAGGGCAAGCCCGCCAGTGGTCGTGCAGTATTGTCTCAGGAACAGGACGGCATTAAATCGCACACCCACAGCGCCAGTGCATCCAGTACGGATTTGGGGACGAAAACCACATCGTCGTTTGATTACGGTACTAAAACGACCAGTTCATTTGATTACGGCACAAAAACCACAAATAGCGCAGGAGCTCATTCACACAATATACCTGTTGGTCACACTGGCGCGGGGAATGGTGTATCAGCCGGTTATAACGCTGCGTTAGGTACTGGTACCACGTCGAGCGCAGGAGGGCATGCTCACAATGTATATATCGGTGCCCATAACCACACTATCGGCATTGGTGCTCATGCCCATTCTGTCATTATTGGTCCCCACGGACACACCATCACCGTTAACGCTACGGGTAACGAAGAAAACACCGTAAAAAACATCGCATTTAACTATATTGTGAGGCTTGCATAATGACATTCAGAATGAGTGAACAATCACGGACCATAAAAATTTATAATCTACTGGCTGGAACCAATGAGTTTATTGGTGAAGGTGATGCATACATTCCACCTCATACAGGTCTGCCTGCAAACAGTACCGATATTGCCCCGCCAGATATTCCGGCTGGCTTCGTGGCCGTTTTCAACAGTGATGAGGCATCGTGGAATCTCGTTGAAGACCATCGGGGAAAAACCGTCTATGACGTGGCTTCCGGCGACGCGTTATTTATTTCTGAACTTGGCCCATTACCGGAAAATGTCACCTGGTTATCCCCGGAAGGGGAGTTTCAGAAGTGGAACGGCACAGCCTGGGTGAAAGATGCAGAAGCAGAAAAACTGTTCCGGATCCGGAAGGCGGAAGAAACAAAAAACAGCCTGATGCAGATGGCCAGTGAGCATATTGCGCCACTTCAGGATGCCGTAGATTTGGATATTGCGACGGAGGAAGAGGCATCGTTACTGACTGCATGGAAGACATATCGGGTATTGTTGAATCGTGTTGATACAGCAGTAGCAGCGGATGTTGAGTGGCCAGTCGCCCCGCAATAAAAAGATAAAGCCATCGATAGAAATATTGATGGCTTTATGTACTCTATTTATACAATACAACACTGTAGATTCAATCTGTCAATGCAACACCCCTTTCAATTATCTCTTTCGGTGTTTTGAACTTCAGTGTCTTTCTCGGTCTGTTGTTTAGCTGAGCAGCAACCAGATCTAGTTCATGTTGAGTATATTGGGCAAGACATGTCTTTTTAGGAAAGTACTGCCGAATTAGCCCATTTGTGTTCTCATTTGTTCCCCGCTGCCAAGGACTCTGAGGATCGCAGAAGTAAACTTTAACGCCGGTGCTGACAGTAAATTCTAGATGTCTGGCCAGTTCC